TAAGGAGCTCGCCACATTGTGTCGAGCTCATTATTTTGGAGGAAGTCTACCCCGTCATGGACTTGTAAAGTGGATGACGGGTAGAGAGGCACTGATCTTTAGCTATGTTGCTAGATCACTGCCTTCCTTGCCTGGATACCTGGCCGATAAAGGTTCTTATTTTAAAGACCTTGAGTATCGGTTAACCAGGCCCCCTCCTATTGAGCCACCAGATTGGCGGTCCTTTATCAGGGGGTACTTGGCAAGGAATCGCGGAAAAGGACCAATCTCGATTTGGGCAGAGCCAAGCGTAAACGCTGGTTTAGGATACCCCTCCTTAAGGTGGGGGCATTCTGCTGCCTATCGCGATCTTATTTTATTTAAGATCGGGTCTGTAATCCGCGATCACGGCACGAGGGCACTCTATGAATATCTCTATGCCAAGCAACAACAGAGTAGTGAATCACTACCCCGTTATCACTTGGTGGATACTATGTTACACACAGATATCCGAGATACTAGAGTGGTCAATGCCGTGTTATTAGACGCATGTGAGTTAGCACTTGACTTATGTCAGGTGCTCCCAGCAAGGGCAATTTTTGCCCCTGAAAAGGGTATGAAAGTTCGTATCCCTACTCTGGGGCTCACTGCGGCTAATTTGGTTCAGCAAGCTTTTCGTAAGGCTGCTGACCACTTCCTACTGCAAGACCCGCGTTCTTCCCAATCATTGGGAGGAAAGAAGCGCGTGCGTTTGCGTGGGGAGCCCGGGTCATGGTATTCACAAGACTTAAGTTTTGCTACTGATTGCCATGGCTTTTGGGCACAGCGGGTACTGTATGAGGAACTCTTGGACTATGTTCCAGAGTTGCGAAGGTTTGAAAAATTCATTCCTTTACTCTTCGGTCCCCGTCTGTTAATTCCAGGTGAAGCTGAGACGATCATAGCACCTAAGGTGCTTGGTCGTCGAGTTGTTGCTTTCCCTTCTGTAATACAAAAGGGAGGCAAGCCTTTACCAATGTATGGTAAAGCTTTACCTGGAATTGACTTGAAATATGAGGAGGTGCATGACATTTCAATAGAAAAAGTCATTTATCTCGATCTTGACATTGATCAACTGATTGGTCAAGTCGAGATACACCATTCGGAAGGGGTTACAACCCATAACTATTCCGTCGAATCTGCGATTACGCAGTTCGAGGAATTACAGTTCTTCCAATCCTCATTTTTCAAGTTAGCCTGGCTAGCGCCGAACCTCGATGACTTCGTTTGCAACCGTTATACGGAAGCTCTCGATGTCCCTTGTCTGTCGGAAGAAGACTTGGTTTCTTACGCCAATTCCTATAGGGATTGGTATAAGCGATGTTCGGATCCCTCCACGGAATTTCCGGGGAGGGGAGTTAATATTGCCAGGCAAGGCGTCATTACCACCCGAGGGGCAATGATGGGCGAACCCACATCGTGGGCCGTCCTGCCACTCGTTACATTCTACAGTGTCTACAAAGTAGGCCTGTGGAGATGTATTTCGACTGGTGATGACGCCTTGATCCCTCGTATGACCCCCGCAAAGCGTGAGGCCTATGATGCTGCTTCTAGGTCTTTAGGCGGAATAATATCCCGTCCTAAGTCCTTTTTACACAAAACAAGAGGGTTGTTTTGTGAGCAGCCTTACGAGGAAGGGCATGAGCGCCAGTATCAATTATTATCGTACTGGGTCGCTCCTGCCGGCGGAACGAAAGGTGAGATTAATTGGTATAATCTTCCATCCGCGTTCCGCGGCCACCGACTGAACTTTGAGCAGCCAACCCG